GGGCGCGGCTGCGGGGGCCTCGGGCTGCGCGGTGGCGGGGGCGTGCGGCGGCTACGCGCCATATTCGGGCACCTCATACTGTTCGGGGTCGATCGATTCGAGGTCGAGGACCATGTCCCCCAGGCCGAGCGGGAGCGACACGGCGCTGATCACGTAGCGGGGCGGCGCGGCGGCGAGCCCGGGGAGGGCGATGACGTTGCCGGCCTCTATCCACCAGTAGGGCGGGGCCGACACCGACAGGCGCTTGGCCGGGCTCGTGTAGTCGGGGAGCATCTCGTCAATGGCGCCCTCGGCGAGGGCGCGGGTGTGGAGCAGGTCCGATGTGTAGAAGACGGGCTTGGCCCCGAACCGCGAGCCGTAGGCGTACGCGCCCGAGCTGGCGGGCCGCCAGGAGTACCAGAATTTCTCCTCCGACTCGCCTGGCTGGATGACCAGGGCGTTGTACTGGTCCTCGCGGGAGAACTTGACCGCGTCGACCCTGAAGGCCGCGGGGTCGGAGAGGACGTAGTCGGCGCGGGTGCGGTTGGCGGCCCGGCGGTAGTAGGAGGCCGGGTCGCACCGCATCGTCAGCACCCCGGACTTGTCGAACAGGGTTTGGCTCCGGTTGCGGTTGTTGAGCAGCTCGAACATGTCGATGCGCTCTCTGTCCTCGGTGATGGGGACGCGGATCGAGGAGGCGTAGAGCGGGCCCCAGGTGGTGTCTGCGGCGATGGTGGCCTGGGTAGTGCCGGGCGGGACGATGCCGAGGATGGCGAGGATGCGGCGGAGGGCCTCGAAGTACGTCCAGCCCTTCTTGGCGGTCCAGGGGAACTTGAACCGGTCGTCCACGACCAAGGTCAGCTCGTCGGCGAGCTGGGCGGCGACCGCTGGTGTGCCGGGAGTCCACTCGGTGGTGATCGCCCGGAACCGTCCGAGCGGCACCGTGTGCGTCTCGTCCCCTTGGCGGACGCTCACCTTGAGGTCGGCGGTCCACCCCGAGTCGAGCCCGGCCGCGAGCCACTTCGGGGTGAGGGTCTGGAAGACCACGTCAGCGGTGCGCACGACTGCCCCGGGCCGGGTGAGAGTGAGGGTCCCCGAGACCGGGACGCGGTCGGCGACGACGGCCCCGTTGTTGCGGATGGTCGCCGAGCACTCCAGTTCGAGCTGCGTGCCCCGAATCCACGAGGTCAGGTCAGGAGTAGCCAACTGCCACCCCGCTCTCGCCCTCGGGCAGGGGCGGGCCGCCATCGGCGACGGCGGCCATCTGCGCGTGCGTGTAGGTCCCGACGTTGGGGTCGGCGTCCATGTCCGCGTACGAGGCCCACCCGCCGCTGTAGACGGTCTGGTAGGTGGCCGATACCTCGGCGAACACACGGGTGGTCGCGTGGACCGGGGACATCGACCAGGTCCACTCGAACATTCCTTGGTCGGGCGGGCCGATCGCGGTGCGGGAGACGTTTTCGAGGAGGTACCACGGGGCGGTCATGAGGGCTTCGTCGACCACGCCGGGCCACTGGACGCACAGCGGGTTGTCCCTGATGAGGTCGCGGACGCGGCTGGCCTCCTCGAACGACCACGTATAGAAACTGAACTCGACGGCGCCGGGGCGGCGGACGCCGGCTTGCCCGTATCCGAGTCCCTGTGTGGCCGAGGAGAGGCCGTAGAAGACGTTGACCTCGGCGTTGAAGGAGAATTGCGGAGCGCTCTTGAGCAGCAGCCCGATCGGGCGGTTCGAGAACTCCTTGGACTTGACCCACACGTACTGGCCGTGGCCGTGGACGGCCGGGACCGAGCGGACGACGGTCGACCCGGCGGAGGCCCGGTAGTAGACCGGGACGCCCAGTGGGGGCGTGAAGTCCAGGACGAACGTGCCTTCGGGGTCGACGCTGTACGTCCCCAGGTTCGTCATCACTGAACTGGGCCCGCCGTACTCGGAGAGGTCGGCGAACGACACCAGCGCCACGGACGGGTACTCCGCGAGGGGGTTGACCAGGTGGATGACGTTGGCGCGGCGGGTGGGGTCGGTGGCGACGGTGATTTCCAGGGACATTTAGCGGGCTCCAGCGGCGGCGAAGGCCTCGTCCCGCTCGTCGAGGACGCGGATCTCGGTGCGGACGAGGTCGGTCAACTCCGTCTCGCCCAGGTAGACCCGGACGGCGACGTTCGGGACCGAGACTGAGGTGTCGAGGTCGAATGTTGCGAGGGAGTCGGCGGTCGAGGAGAGGGTGGAGGCGTCGAAGGCCGAGACCGCCGAGGCGGCGTCCGCGATGGAGTAGGTGGCCGCGAACGGGGAGAGCGCGGCCGAGACGCCGGAGGTGTCGGTCTCCAGGCCGACCGACCCGGTAAGGTCGGAGGCGGAGAACGGGTTCAGGTCGATATTGGACACCTGGTCCGAGACCCAGGAGGAGACCGAGCCCCAGGCCGAGGACAGGCCGTCGATGACCCAGTCGACCAGCTCGCGGCCGATCTCCTTGAACGCCGATCCGGCGTCCTTCCAGGCGTCGAGCAGCTCGGGGACCAGCTCCATGAAGGCGTCGACCGCCTCAGGCAAGGCATCGATGAGCGCCGATGCGATCTGCGGGATCATGCCGACGACGGTGCGGACGATCGAGGGGATCGCGCCGATCACGGCTGTGATGATCTGCGGGACGAGCAGGAGCAGCGCCACGACGATCTGTGGCAGCATTGGAACAAGTGTGCTAATAATCGCGGGCACCATCGAGACCACCGACTCCACAATGGATGGAATGGCGGCGATCGTCGACTCGATCAGCATGGGCACGCTCGTGATGAAAGCGCTTACCAGACTCGGCAAGGCACCGAGGATCGCCGTGATCAAAATCGGAAAAAGTGACACAAATCCGGCGACGATTATGGGAACGGCATTCACGATCGCCTGGAGCAGCGGCGGGACGAGCTGGACGATCGCGGCGACGAGACTCGTTGCGGCCGTGCCGATTCCGGAGACGATCTGGGGGAAGACGCCCATGAAGGCGGTCACCAGGGTGGGGACGTTCGTGGCGAGGTAGGACGCGAGCTGGCCGATGAGCGAGACGGCGAGGGCGAGCAGGGTCGGGGCGGCCTCAACGGCGGCTTGGCCGAGCACGGCCAGGCTGTCCACTATGGCCTGGAGGATGAGCGGGCCGCCCTCTTGGAGGCTGGCGACCAGCTCCGGGAGGATCTGGGCGAGAGTGGTGACCGCGTCGCGGATGATGCCGGGGAGCTGGGTCGCGAGCGCCTCGGCCAGGACCGGGAGGTTCTGGATCGCGGTGACGACCTGGTTTCCGGCGTCGGCGACGGCCGGGCCGATGGCGACGCCGGAGACGAGCAGCGCGCCGGCGGCGATGGCGGCCCCGGCGAGTCCGCCGCGCAGCATGTCAAGGCCCTTGCGGGCGATGCCTCCGGCGTTGCGGCCCAAGGTGGTCAGGGCGTCGGTGGCGACGCCGCGCGCGAAGGTGCCGAACCTGGCAAGCCCGCGACTGGTGGCGGTGAGGGCGTTGAGGAGCCCGTTCGAGAGGCCGTCCGCGGCCCTTCCGGCGGCGCGGTAGAGGCCCATCATGGCCTGAGCGGGTCCGTCCTGGACCATCCAGCGCAGGCCCCGCCCGGTCGCGAGCGCGGCGCCCTGGAGGCCCTTGAGGGTCTTGGAGCCGAGCGCGGCGAGTTCGGCCCGGGTCTTGGGGACCGCCTTCCACGTGGCGACGAGACCGGAGCGGACGGCCTGGACGCCGCCTTTGGCGGCCCGGACGCACGCCTGGTCGAACCGGTAGACCGCGTCCCACATCGCCGAGATGACATCGGGGACGGACTTGATCGCGTTGAGCAGCACGGGCCCGGCCTGGATGCCGAACAGCTTCACGCGCTGGGTGCCGAGCCAAACGCGGTCGACGAGCCTGCCGAGGGTGCGGTACGGGTGGAGGACGGCGTCGCCGAAGCCCGCGACAGCGAGGGCGGCGGTGTCGAGGGCCTGGGCGACCCGACCGACCGGTTGCGGTGTCGTGCGCCAGGAGTCGACGAAGTAGGTGAAGGTGCGCTTGAAGGTGCCGCCGAGGGTCTTCGCGCCCTCGACGACGCGGCCGTTGAACCGGCTCACGGCCTCGGCGCCTTCGCCGAGGTGGTCGAAGAGGCGGCCGACGACCAGGAGCAGGGGGCCGATCACGGCCGCGAGGGCGACGAGCCCGGCCATGAGCGCGAGCGTCCCGCCGTCCATTCCGGCGAGCCATTCGGTGAAGGCTGCGAATCCGGCGATGATCGGGGTCAGGAATTCCGCGACAAAGCCACTGTCGATCAGGCGACCGATCGCGACATTGAGGTCTTTGAACGCGGCGACGAGCGCGGTGTTCTCGTCGGCGAGTGCGCCGCCGACAAGGAACGAAAGCTGGTTCTGGAGGATCATCAACTGGCCCGACATCGTCTCGATACCGGCTGACGCCTTGCCCGCGAATTCCGGGTTCTCATTCAAGTAGCGGTAGACCTTGGGCATGACCTCTTCGGCGAGTGCTTCGCCCCTGGCGGTCATGTCGCGCAGTTCTTGAGTGGTGATACCGAGCGCTCGGGAGAACAGGCCCCAGGAGTCAACACCCCATTCGGAGACCTGCAACATCTCTTCCGCCTGGACCTTGCCCTTTTGGCTGATCTGGACGAAAGCCCTCATCACACCGTTGACGGCCTCCGCCGAGAGGTGATATTTACCGGTGACGTTGTAGAGACCCTCCATCGCATAGCGGATCTCATCGACGTTGCCACCGAAGGCAGGCCACAGCTTGATAGCGCCTTCGAGCATCGTGTTGAAGCTCGTGCCCCACGCATTCGACTTGCCGTACAGCTCATCGACAAAGGCCGTCGCGGCGGACGCCTCCATGCCGAATTGATGGAAGATGTTTCGAGCTGAGGAAACGGACTTCGCCATTTCCCAGCCGTCCGCGACGATCTTCCCGACAGCGAGCGACACGGGCGCGAACGCGATTGTCGCCTCCCCGCCAAGGGAAGTCAGGCGGTCGCCGATCCGGTCGAACGAGGCGGCGAGGCCGCGGTTGATGTTCCGCTCGATGTCGCGCGAGATCTGCGCCGTGAGACTCTGGGCACGCTTGAGCATCGAACTGTCCAAGAGGGTCAGTTCGACAAATCCTGTCGCGAATTTCGCTCCGCCGGTAGCCATCAGCCGATGGACCTCACATGCGTGCCGTAGTGGGAGAACAGGGACCGGAACCCGCGTCGCTTGCGGCCCTTGACCTCCTGGCCGGGACGCGGGACGGGGTCGGGCTTCGCCACGGGGTTCTTCTTCGCGCCGTGGGCGGTCAAGAGAGCCCCGAGCAGGTAATTCGTCTGCCGCTGGGTGTCGAGGGAGGAGGCGGCGAGGTGGGTGGGGGCGTCCCAGTCGTCGGCCCGGCCGCTGATCGCGCGCAGGCTCCGGGACTGGGGCGGGAGGCGGACGAGGAGCCCCGCGAACCGCGCGTAGCGCAGCCGCGGGGTCCCCAGGAGGCCGAGGTCGAGGCCATAGACGGTGAGGAAATCCGCGTCGAGGTCGGCGGTGTGCGCCCGCACGATCCGTGCGAGCGCGATCATTCCCCCGGCGTCACACCCTGGTCGGCCGCGGCGCGGTTGATCGCCCGCCACACGTCCATCGCCCGGCCGCCGGCGGCGCGGAACCGCTCGTACTGCTCGCCGAGGATGGCGCGCGCCATCGCGACAATGACCTTCGGCGCGATCTGGTCGACGTTGTCGGGCATGGCCTCGAACGCCTCGTCCGGCCAATCGTCCGCCGGGGGAATGTCGAAGCTCTCGCCGTTCTCGGCCACCAGGCGGATACCCGGGCCGGTCTCGTCGCGCAGGTCGGCCATGCGGTAGGTCGGCAAGACCGGCGCGACAGCCGCGGGCGCCGGGGCGGGGACCGCGACGGGGCGAGTGAACATCGACGGCGCAGCCGGGGTCTGGTTGGGGTGCATGGGAAAGGTGCTCCTTGGCTGTGTGGGGTTACTCGGACTCGCGGAGGGCGGTGATGGTGGTCAGGTCCTCGCCGCCACCGATGACCGAGGTGAGGGTGGTGGTGCCCTCGCCGACCACGACGGGGTCGTTCGTGATGAGGGTGAGGAGGTCATGAGAGCTACCGAGGGCGGCGATGGTCACGCCCCAGGTCACGGCCGAGGCCGAGGTAAACGCCGGGCTTTCGAGTTCGGTCACCTGGGAACTCGGCATAATGAGCCGGTAGATCTTCGGCGTGGTGCCGTCCGCGAGCGTCCCGTCCTGGAACTCCAGGACCGTGATCATCTTTTTGCGGGCCACATTGGACTGAACGCCGATGCGGCCGATGCCCGCCGCGGGGATGGACATGATCGCGCCGTAGAACAGTTCCAGCGCGGCGCGGTTGGTCTCCAAGGCCGCGAGCGTGAACGACGCGGTCCGCGAGGTAATCAGGGTGCGGACGATGCCCTTCTGCCAGGACAGAATGTCCTCGGTCTCGTCGGCGAACTCGTGCTCCACCGCGTCCTCGGAGAGCAGACCGAGCTGGTTAAAGGGCGTGCCGGTGATGGAGTCGATCGTGGTCGTCGGAGTCTCAAGCTGGGCCTTGACTGTGGGGTAAATGGTGCCGAGGTCGTCTTCGAGGTAGAAAACCTGGCCCGTGGACGCCACGCGTACGGCGGCGTTGTCGAACTCGTATGCCATGTGGAGGGGTCCTCTGAGGGGGTGAGGAAGAGGGGGCGACGACGCGCGTCAAGCGTCGAGGGAGCGGCAGTAGACCGCGACAGTGGAAATCCACCGTGGACAATCGGTGGTGGCTTCAGGGAAGTACTGGGGACCGGACTCGACAAAGGTCCGGACGATGCGCGGCAATGGGATACCGCCTTTGTCGCGCGGTGTCGTGTCCAGTCGCCCCGCGACAAGGAGTGCGCCGATGGCCTCTTGGAGGCGGGCCTGCGCGTCGAACCGCGACGCGCCCCAGGCTTCGAGGGAGAGCCTCGCGTAGTCGATCGCGGGGGGCCTGTAGTTGCCGCCGTAGCGGCGGGCCACGATCCACGGCTGTTCGGGTGTCCCCGTGGGGAAGTCGGTGGAGCCTTGGAAGCCGTCGAGGTGGCGGGCGAGGTAGTCGAGGACCGAGAGTTCCGCGTCCCCGAAGCGGGGCGGCGTGCCGGTCACGGGAGCGCCGAGGCCCAGAACGCCCGCGCCATCGTGTGCTGGGCGGTCGTCTTGCCCGTGATCGAGTTCCGGGTGCCCCATTCGATGTGGGCGGCGGCCGGGTCGGTCGAGCCGACGTATCCCACGGCGTAGCCGCGCCGGTCGACGCCGGCATGGGTGAAGAACGAGCGCTTGTAGGCGCCGGACTTGCCTACGGGCGCGAACGCCTCGCAGGTGGCACGGATGCGGGTGGCGTGGTGTTCGAGCATGTCGAACACGGCATCCGAGGACATGAACTCGCGGATCTGGTCGCGGTGCATGACGACGCGTGCCATCTAGTAGCCCTCCGTCTGGGTCATGCGGATGGTGATGTGGTGGACAGCCCGGTGCCCGAGCCTGGGGAGGACCTCTTCCACGTCGAAGTCCCTGCCGTCCCAGCGGATGCGGTCGTGGCTGGAGACCTCGGCGTCGGGCGGGAGGATCGCCCACCAGGTCTGGACGGGGAGGTCGTCGCGGTACCGCTCGACCTCGCGGCCGGCGGTCATCCACACCCGCGCCCGGTACGTCTTCGGCTCGCCGGGGACGCGGATCGTGTTGCCGTACACGTCGGTCCCGGCGACGCCGGGGACCACGGTGAGGGTGTGGCAGAGGACGGCCGAGGTCGTTTTCACCGGTAGTCGCTCCATCCCGGGTAGGCGTAGGGCGACCAGGCGGCCTGGTCGTCGGCCGTGATGCCGGAGACGACGCGGACCGAGGTGATCGGGCTGCGGCCCGAGATCCGCATGAGCAGCGTCTTCTCGGCGTCGTTGAACGCAAGCCCGGTCATCTGCGACCGGTCGAGGCGGTACGAGTAGTCGCCGATGACCTCGGAGGCGATGGCGTTCGGGTTGGACCACCAGCGGGCGGCGACGCCGAGGGCGACCATGCGCAGGAGCGGCCAGCGGGGCTCGTCGACCTCCTCGGGCTCGGTCGCCCACCCGAGTTCGAGGAGCATGAGCGCCGAAACCTCGTCGAGGAGCCGGGCCGCCCTCGCCGTCTCCTCCGGGGCGAAGGCAACGGCGAGGCGGTCGGCGAGTTCGGTCGGGGTCGCGAACGCCATCGGGCTACGCGCCGGCCGGGGCGTCGAAGTCGATCCGGGCCTTGACGCCGCGGTACTGCTTGAGCTTGGACTCATCGGCGGCGGTCTGCTCGGCGGCGGTCGCGTAGTCGGTAACGTTGCCGATGCCGAAGTAGGTGTTCATGAGCGAGCGGTCCTGGGCCCACTGGTAGTCGTAGTCCCTGATGAGCCGCAGGCTCAGGCCGTGCGCCCCGACCGAGGAGGCCCAGGTGACGCCCTCGGGGGCGACCGGGGCCATCGAGACCATCCGCAGCGCCGAGGGGTGCCACGCGAAGATCTCGTCCTCGCCGATCGAGGACGAGGTGACGACGTTGAACCCGTAGATGCGGCCGACCTGCGCGGAGCGGAGCGCGGCGTTGTCGCCCGCCCAGTCGGCGCGGATGAGCTGCGGGTCCTGGAGCATGAGCGACTCGACGGCGGAGCCGACCAGGAGGTGGCGGTTCGAGCGGTCCACGTTGCGGTCGTTGAGGACCTTGCGGATCAGGAGCACGACCCCGCGAATCTTGGCCGTGGCGGTGGCGAGGTCGTCGCCGCCGATGGCGACGGTGCCGGTCGCGCCCGCGCCCTCGGGGTAGTCGTAGGGCTGAAAGTGGGTGCGCATCGCCGCAGCCACGAGGGCCTCGTACTTGTCGGCGATCGAGCGGGTCTGGGGCTGGAGGACCTGTTCGGCGTAGTTGCGGATGTCGAGGGTGAGCATCTCGTCCGTCAGCGGCATCGCCGAGTAGAGGTCGCTCGTGAGCTTGACGGGGATGGTGAACTCGTTGACGCGGCTGTTGACGTAGCCGACGTTCGAGCCCGAGGAGTTCGGCGCCGCGGTGGGGAAGCCCGAGCGGTCCTTGCGCATCGGAAGCGGGTCCTGCGCGGTGATCCAGCTCGGCCGCTTGATGTTGACGGTGTCGTTCATGGCCCCGCGGAACTCGGCCTCCGCGTGCTTGTCGAACAGCGCCGGGAGGAGGAGCTGGGCCATGAGGATCTCGATGCTGACCTGGGCGAACTTCTGCGCCTGGACCAGCACACCGGGATCGCGGTAGCCGGGGTAGCTGACTGCCATATGAAGTTGGGTCCTTTATGGAGTTGTGAGCGTGTCGGGGCGCCGGGCTCGCCTGGGGCCGGGCTAGAAGGAAGTTCGGCCGGATTCCCGCACCTGGCGGGCGATCTCGGCGGGGTCCCAGTCGTCGTCCTCCGCGGTGGGGGCGGAGCCGCCGGACTGGAGCGCGGCGACGGGAGCGGAGCGCAGCGAGGCGGCCCGCTGGTCGGTCGCCAGGCGCGCGAGTTTCTCGGCGGCGGCCCGCATGGCGGCCTCGTCGCCGTTGAGGAAGTCGGCCAGGGCCGCATCGATCCCGAACTCGGTCATGACCTTCGAGCGGGTCAGCTCGGTCTTGGTCTGGGTGAGTTCGGTCTTGGACGCCTCCAGGGCGTCCAGGGCGCGCTGAAGCTCGGACTTCGACTCGTCTTCGAGGGCCTTCGCCTTGGTGCGGTAGCTCGCCGATTCCTTGCGGAGGTTCTTGATCTCGGCCTGTGCCCAGTCGGGAAGGCCGGAAAGGTCGGCCGCCGGCGCGGGAGCGGGCGGCGCGGCCTCGGGTGCCGGGGCGGCGGGCGCTTCGGCCGGGTCGGTGGTGTCGGTCGTGGTCTGGGGTTCGTCGCCCACGGGCTATCTCCTGGATAGGGGGTGGAGGGGTGGCCGCCGCCGGGGCGGCCGGGGAGACAAGAAGAAAGGGAAGGTCAGTCCTCGGCGGCCTTGGCCTCGGCGTAGTCCGCGCGCCGCATGGCGTTGAGGTCGCCGCCGGAGTCCTTCCATTCGGCGAGGTACTCGGCCTCGCGGTCGCGCTGAAGGGGGGTGCCCTGGTAGATGACCCGCGCCAGGCACTTGCAGTGCTTGTGCGACTTGAAGGAGGCGGTCCGCTCATTGAAGTAGACCGGACCGCGCGAGATGAGCATCCGGCACCACGGGCACGGCTTCTTGGAGATCGAGAACCGCGCCCAGCGGGCCGTGCGGCCCGCGTTGTACTCGGCTTGGAGGTGCTCGAACGTGCGTTCCCGCGCGAGGTCGGTCAGGAGCTTCTGGATCGTCCCGAGGGACTCGACCAGCGCGAGTTCCACGGCCCGCTCCAGCGTCCACCCGGCCGCCAGGCCGGTCTTGATCGCGACGGGGCCGGTCATGAGGAGCCGTTCGAGCAGCTCGTCAAGGCTGATGCCCATTGACCGGGCGAGCGACCCGAAGTCCTCGACGCCCGCGAGTTCGCGGAGCTGCGCGAGGTACTGATCGGCGGCGGCGATCATCGCGCCCTCGTGCGAGCGGACGACGAGCTGTGCGGCGGTCGCGTAGGAGGGGAACGATGCGTCGAGGTCGCGCGTGTCCAGCAGCGGCCACACGTCGATGAGGTCGAGCTGCGCGGCGGCGCCTTCGCGCTCGATGATGCGGGCGAACTCGGTTTCGAGGTCCTCGACGGCCGTGCTCACTTGGCCGCCTTCGCGGGCTTGCGGCTTGGCGTGCCGTAACCGGAGCCCGAGGTGGTCGCCTTACCCGGGACGTTCGTGCCCGCCTTCGCGTTGTCGGCGCCCTTCGCCTCGGCCTCAGTCTTCTGGACGCCGGCGCGGCCCGCCTGCGCCTGGAGCATCCCGACCATGTTCCCGAATGAGTCGGCCTCTTTGGACATCTTCTTCCAGGCCGCCACGTCGGAACTGTTCACGCCGGGGATGCGTTCCCACAGCGCCTCCGGCGGGACCTGGAGCATCTGGGAGAGCTTCCCGAGCGCGTCGACCGTCGAGGCGAGCGAGCGCGCTTCGGTGTCGCGCCAAACGATGCGGTTGAGGTGGGCGTCCTCGGGGATCGCGCGGCCCGTGGAGGCGGCGGTCGCCAGGCGCATCACCTGGGCCCACGACTCGCCGAACACGGTGCGCTTCTCGGAGCACTTCCGTTGCAGCCCAGCCTCAGCGGCGGCGAGCGCCTCGGCGCTGATGTTGACGATCTCGCCGAGGAGGTACACGGGCGGTACCTGAGAGATGGCCGCGAGGTGTTTGATGGTCTCCGCGACGGCGGACAGGATCTTGCCGATGTCGGACTCGGAGAACTCTCCGAAGCGGGCATCCGTCGACTCGGTCACCCACACGCGGTTGACCGCGGAGTTGAACGACTCGATCGGCTCGCCGGTCTCTGGGTCCCGCGGGATCACCAAACCGCTCGCCCAGCGCTGTCTGAAGGACGCGAACTGCGCGATCAGTGAAGCGGTGAGGGTGAGGGAGTTCAAACGGTCCTGTGTGGGGATCAGGGCCTCGATGTCGCCTCTCGGCGCGATGTTCGGGGAAGTCGAGAGCTGGTTGCGGAACCTGACGATCGGGCACACGCCCAGGCCGTGCCGACGGGACTCCTTGAGCGTGAAACTGTCGAGGTCCGGGGCGTCGGTGAAGTGCTCACCGAGGTACACGTGCTCAAACTTGTCATCCAACAACGTTGCCCTGCAACGCTTCTCACCGGTCGAGTAGTCGAGGTCCACATGCAGGGCGTACTCGGGCCACTCGTCGTGGATCGGGTCGGCGTAGAGCGCGGACATCGACAAGGGGCTGATGGGCCGGATCTGCGGCGTCTTGCGCTCGCCGGGCAGGACCCGGACGTACGAGACGCCGAAGGTGAGGCAGTCGCGATGCACACTGTGCTGCCAGGCGTCGAGGGAGTTCGCCGACCACCACTCCCACGACGAGTCGTCATCCGGGGAATCCGGCTTGCGGTAACCCTCCACATAGAGTTGTTGCGCGACAGCATCCACAATCAACGGAAGGAAATTGAGAACGGCTTGCTTGACCAGGCTCGCGTATTCGCGGTGGGCATGCTTGGGCATGTAGGGCGGGTCCTGGAGCCCGATGGCGTAGCGCTCCAGCCAGGCGTAGTGGGCCCGCTCGTCGCTGAAGCGCGCGAGGGAGCGGTGGAGAACGTCTTTTGTTGCGCCCGCGAGGGCCATAGATCCCTCCGGGAAGAGGACACAATAGGATGAGGAGCTGTGTAGCCAATCGAGAGCACAAAAGCACCGAGAGTCCGATATCCTGAGATTGCTCGTAAGCTCACAATCGCGCGGGCTTGCTGCCCGGCAGCCTGAGGTGACCTAATGGCAAAAGCAAAAAGTAGCTCTCCTGTGCTCTTTGTCTACGTTGACAACTCAAATGTCTGGATTGAGGGTCAGCGCTTGAGCGCAGTCAAGAAGGGACTCGCTAGGGATGTCCGTGATGCCACGACTCGGGGCATTTTCGACGGCTCATGGACATACGACTTCGGACGGCTCTACCAGATCGCTTGCCCCGATGGAGCGCATATCGGTAGGTCAAAGCTCTGGGGTTCGCGCCCGCCTGCCAATGACTCGCTTTGGGACATGGCGAGGAAGCAGGGGTTTGAGGTCCAGGTATACGATCGAAACGCGGGCGGCAAGGAGAAGAAGGTTGATACCGCCATAGCAACTCGGATGGTCAGGGACGCCTCGAAGTTCATGGATGCAAGTCGAGGCGACATCGCCGTTTTGGTTGGTGGAGATGGCGACTTCGTGCCCGCATTCGAGATTCTGAAGGAAGATGATATCAAGCTTCAGATTGTGTTCTGGGAACATGGACTCAGCGGAGAGCTTCGTGCGATGGCTGATGAATTCGTAAGCCTCGATAGACACTTTGATCATCTGACTCGAATTGACACATCAGCACTCTAACAGCGGAGCCGAGTAATGTCGGATTCATTCAAGACTGAGAGCGCCGCCTTCTAATTGAGGCCGACGAGGACGCCGGTCCGCTTGCGCCACTTGGTGAGCACGCCCTTTTCAAGGGCGACGTGGCGGGCATGGAGGGCGATGAGCATGGCGGCGGCAATGTCGATCTTGCGGGGTGACTGGCGGCCTTCTTTGCCGATGCCGATGCCGTACTGGTTCGGCCGCCTCCTGGCGTTCTTGATGTGGCGGATAAGCGCGGGGTGCCGGGAAAGGCGGATCGTGCCGGTCTCGAACGCCGAGGCAACCGCCTCGGCCTGGGCCGTGAACTCCGCGATCCGCCGGGAGCTGCGCATGTCGAAGCTGAAGACGCCCTTGGCGCCCATCGAGGCGAACACCTCGTCACGGTGCTGGTTGGCCCATATTTCGATATAGGGCTCCCACCAAGCCATGTCACAACCGAACGCGGCGACACGGAAGCGCGTGAAGGCGCGGTCCACGGCGGCGGAGACCTCGGCCTTGGGGACAGCCCAGTCGTCCTGGCCGGGCATGTCCGGTCGCTCCCACACTCCGAGCAGCTCCACAAGGCCGGTCTCCACGTCGACCGCGACGAGCGCGGTCGCGTCGGCGTTCTTGCCACCCTTCGAGCCGTCGAACCCGAGGGCGACGATCCGGCCCTCGGCGATCTGCTCGTCGACCACAGCCCCGTCGACCTGATGGGGCTCGGCCCACGAGTCGCCGTGCGCGACAACCTGGTTGAGGTAGAAGCGGCGGGCCTCGTCGACCGTGACCGTGAGGTCGTAGATCTCGGCCACGATGCGGTCGATGTCGAGCCAGTCGGCATCCCCGCGGCAGTCGGCCAGCGCGGCGCGTAGCTCGTCCTCGTCGGCAAGGTCGCGAACCGGGTGGCTGGATTCGATCGAGTCGAACAGGATGCCCGAGGTGCGGGCGCGGCCTTCGTGCTGGGCCTGGAATGCTTCGTGGTCGCGTTCGGCGACCGAGTCCATGCCGGGCTGGTGGGCGTTGGTGGTGACCAGCATCCGGGCCAGGCCGCCTCGGGACTTGCCGAGGTTGCGCTTACAGACGCGGTCAAGGCGGTGTCCGCCATCGGCGGAGGTCCACAGGTGGGTCTCGTCCCCGATGACGAGCGTCGGGCGAGCGCCCTCCAAGGTCTTCGCTTCGGAGGTGACGGGCATGAGCTTGCGCGTCTTGGTGGGTCCCGCGAGGATGCGGGTCTGCCCGCAGTCGACAGGCATCCCGTCGATCTCGTTGCGGGCGCCGATCATCGCCCGGCACATGTCGAAGGTGTTGGCCGTCTGGTCGAACGACACGGCGGCGAGCTGAATCCAGGCGGCGTCCGCTCGGGCGGCGGTCCAAGTGCGGCTCGTGCGGTCCCACTTCGGCCGGCAGGGGCCGAGCAGTTCGATCAGGGCGAGGCTCGCGGCGAGCGGTCCTTTCCCCCAGCCCTTCATGCGCTGCAAGACGGCGCGTCGCCATACCCAGCGGTGGGAGTGGGCGGGGTCGGTGGCGTACCACCAGAGGAGAAAGCGGATCTGCTCGGGCGTGTACCGCCACGGGAGGTCGGGGTCGTCGGGGTTGCGCAGGTGCTTGTGGGCCCACTTGATCGCCGCGAGGCCGACCAGTTCCGAATAGCCCTGGTCCTTCGGCCGGGCGGCGGGGAGGTTGCCCACCTGGACGGTAGCCACGGGGCGGGCTCCAAGGGGGTTAGGCGAAGGCCGCGTCCACCGCGCCGTCGTCCTCCTCCTCAGCCTTCTCGCCCTCGATCACCGGGGCGTACTTGATGCCCACCTTCGAGCGGTCGACGTGGCTGAACAGGAGGCTGTCTTCGAGAGGTTTGATGGTGCGCGCCAACTTGATCAACAACTCAGGCTCCGAAGTGGAGTAATAGGCGTCTTTGAGCGGCAGCAGGTCACGAATCCTTTGGATGTCGGTGACCTGGTAGAGCGCGGCCTGCGGGCTCGACATGACCGAGATGAGCCACTGGCGGGTCTTGGCCTTCAACCTGCCCAGATCCCCGAAGTCCCAGTCCTCTCGGGCGTGCGGGATCGCGGCCAGCTCGACGGCCGCTTGCTCGGCGAGGGTCTTGTGGCGGCCCATCTTGTTGCCGCCGGGCGCGGGGTGGGTCATCGGGTCGCCAGGGCGATGATCGCGACGATGAGGGACCCGGCCGCCAGGAGCGTTGCGGCCGTGGGGATCGCCCATAGCCGCCGCTCGGCCTGGCGCAGCCGGGACTCGTGGTCGGCAAGGGTCTCCTGCGTGGAGGCGTCGGAGTCGGAGATCCGCGACAGCTCGCCGCCGATGCGGCCGAGGTCGCCTCGGATGGACACGACCTCGTCGTAGATCTCGCGAGCGCCGATGGTCACCGTTCCGAGGTCCTCGGCCATGCGATCAGCCCGCCACGAGGCGGGACCAGGTCTTCGGGCCCACGATGCCGTCCCGCGTGAGGGACTTCGCGGCCTGGAAGAGTTTCACGGCGGCGGTGCTCCCGGGGCCGAAGATCCCGTCAATGCCGCCGGACGCCTTGAGCTTGGCGGCGGGGGCGCCGCCATAGGCGAGGATGAGGCCCTGCATCCGGCGCACGCCAGCGCCGCGCGCGTTCTGCTTGATGGTGTCGAGGTCGGCCACGAGCTGATCCGTCCAATCCGGAGTCGAGGGGGTCGAGGGGCGGGACGGCTTCGAGGGCGCGTCGTCGAGGTCGGCGATGCCCCAGGGCGTCGTGTTGTCGTAGGGGCCGGTGCTCTTGCCGTCCGGTCCGACGCCTGCGGAAGCGTGGAGGTGGGTGTCATGCGGGTTCGAGCCCGTATAGGCCCGCCAGCCCTCGGAGGCGCGAGCCTTGGACCAGATCCGGCGCCGGTAGATGACGTATTTGATGGCGGGGTGAGGATGCGCCACGAGGTGGGCGGCGAGGTCGCCGAGGTCGAGCCCGGCATTGCCAAGGATGTCGACCGCGCAGACGACGCCGGCGGAGTTGGGGTTGTGGTCGGAGGGCCTGTCCGCGTGGTCGGCGTCGCCGATGGACCAGATCGTGGTCCCTGGGTGGCGTCGCTGGATTTCGGCGGAGAGGACCTGGAGCGACCGGGCGAGACGCCACGAGGCCAAGGGAGTTCTCCAGGAGAGGTGAGGGGGAGAGCCCGGCCGGGCGGTGAAAGGAGCGGAAAGCCCGCCCGGCCGGGGTGCCCGGGTTTCGCTCGCTCACTGGCGAGCAGTCACGCCCCAGAACCGGGCGGGCGCTAGCCGCGTGCGCTGAGCCCCGATGCCCCGAGGGGAGGAGGGC